GGATAAGTAAATACCAAGAGTGGATGACCCAAGAAGGGTTGCTAAAAATAGAGGGATGGGCACGAGATGGATGCACAGACAAAGAGATTGCGGCAAACATCGGCATCAACCCAGATACCTTGTATACATGGAAGAAAAAATTTCCAATTTTAGCCGATACCTTAAAAAAGGGAAAAGATGTTGTGGACAGGCAAGTGGAAAAAAGCCTGTTACAACGGGCACTAGGGTACAGCTACGAAGAGACGAGCAAAAAGTACGAAGGCGGAGTAATGACGGAGCGAAAAGTAACAAAGAAGCACGTTCCGCCAGATACAACAGCACAAATATTTTGGCTAAAGAACAGGAAGCCGGAACAGTGGCGTGATAAGCCGCGGTCAGAGAGCGCAAGCGACAAAGCACTGGTGAAAGCTATTGAAATCCTTGGGGGTGTCGATAGTGCCATTGACTAGCAAGCAGGCAGAATACCTGCAAGGCTGTAACCGCCGTTGGAATGTAAAGACCGGGGCGACAGGCTCCGGGAAATCCTTTGTTGATTATGCAATCGTAATTCCTCAACGCCTGACACATCTAAAAGGATTAGGGCTTGCTGTGATGTTAGGAAACACCAGGGGCACGCTACAACGTAACATACTTGACCCTATGCGAGAGATTTGGGGTGAGGAGCTAGTTGGCGAGATACGCAGTGACAACACGGTACAGCTATTTGGCAAAAAAGTATATGCATTAGGTGCCGACAACAAGAAGCATGTTGCAAGAATACAGGGAGCGACGATTGAGTATGCATACGGTGACGAGGTGACGACATGGAATCAAGAGGTATTTGAGATGTTGAAATCCCGTCTTAGAACATCACACAGTCATTTTGATGGCACTTGCAACCCGGCGGGACCAAAGCACTGGTTTAAGGGCTTTCTGGATTCCGATGCAGATATATTCCAACAGGCGTACAACATACATGATGGCTGCCTGCCCCCGGCGGTAGTGGACGAGTTAATAAAAGAGTACTCCGGCACGCACAGGTATCAACGCTACATACTGGGCAACTGGGCAGTGGCAGAAGGGCTTGTGTACGATATGTTTTCGGAGGAAAGGCACGTCTGCAGAGCAGAGACTAGCGGAGAGATAATTGTTAGCTCCGACTTTGGTATGCAGAACGCTACCGTATTCCTCGTCTGGCAGAAAAGAGTAGATACCGGTAACTGGCATTGCATAAAAGAGTACTACTATTCAGGCAGAGAGAACAACCGCATGAAGTCAGTCAGTGAGCTAGTAAAAGGACTAGAGGACACACTAAACGGGCAGAAAGGTGATTTAGTCATTGTTGACCCATCCGCTGCCGCTCTCATTGTGGAGCTACGCAGTAGAGGGCATAAGGTCAAAAAGGCGGATAACACTGTTAACGATGGGATAGCGGATGTTGAGACGATGTTGACACAAGACAAATTATCGTTTGACCCGTCTTGCACACACACGATTGAGGAATTTGGCATCTATGCATGGGACCCAACAGCGGCTGACAAAGGCAGGGACGCAGTTATAAAACAGTCAGACCACGCAATGGATGCTATCAGGTATCTTGTAAAAACATTAAAACTCGTCAAGCGCAGCCGAACAAGACAATACAAATCAATTCTAGGGTGACGACAAATGTATTTATCATATCAAGATTTCATTGCCGCAAAAGACAAAGGGCAATTTATAAATCAGTTTATAAAATTCCACGAGAGTACAGGAGCATACAAAGAGGCGTTAAAAGCGGACAAGTACGACGCACAGGAAAATGAGACTATCTTGCAATTTCAGCGTGTTTATTACACTCTGCTAGGTCAAAAAAAGATAGATAATTTTTCGTCTAACGCGCAGATATGCTCTAATTTCTTCCACAAATTAAATACGCAGCGTTGTTCGTACAGTCTAGGAAACGGCGTCTTTTTTAACGACATGAATGTCAAGGACAAACTGGGCAAACAGTTTGACAGAAGAATCAAAGAGGCGGCGTACAATGCATTAATTCACGGTCAGTCCTTCCTTTTTTGGAATGTAGACCACGTGCACGAATTTCCTTTTACACAGTTCGCCCCGATGTGGGATGAGGACACAGGGGCGTTGATGGCAGGCATAAGATTCTGGCAGCTGGACGAACAGAAACCGTTTAAGGTTGTGTTGTACGAAATAGATGGTTATACAACCTATAGCGCAGAAAGCAAATTTGGGGAATTAAAAGAGACCGCTCCCAAACGGGCGTACAGGCAAAGAGTGGAAGTCGCTAACAATCTGGAACCAGAAATCATCGGGGAAGAAAATTATAGCAGTCTCCCCATTGTACCAATGTTTGGCAACAAGCGACACATAAGCACCCTGAGGGGGATGCAGTCAAAGATTGATGCCTACGACGCGGTGCAAAGTGGTTTTGCCAATGATCTGGACGACTGTGCGCAGATGTACTGGCTCATTTCCAATGCTGACGGTATGACAGATGACGAACTGGCGGAATTCAGGGACCGGCTCAAGTTTCAGCACATCGCAAAGGCCGAGGAAGGGCAGGTACAGGCATACACACAAGAGCCGCCGTATACCGCCAGAAAAGAGTTTCTCACGCAAATGCGGGCAGAGATTTATGAGGACTTCGGGGCGTTGGATGTACACACCATAGCCGCCGGAGCAACAAACGACCATATCGATGCGGCATATCAACCACTAGACGATAATGCGGATGATTTTGAGTACTTCGTAGGCGATGCGATCGAAAAGATTCTGGAGCTTGCAGGGATTGACGACGAACCGCAGTTTAAGCGGAACAGAATCAGCAACGAAAAAGAGCGTACAGATATGATTCTTGAGGCGGCTAATTATCTGGATGAAGAAACCATCCTGAAAAAATTACCGTTTGTTGCACCAGAGGAAGTGCCGGACATTTTGGCAAAGCTAGACGAAGAATCATATAACCGCTACACGGAGCCGCCTGAACCAGATGTGCCGGAAGATATCCCGGAAGGGGATGAATAACTATGTATCCATCCGACAAGTGGACAGAACAGGAACTGCAAAAGTTAGAAAAGCGGTTAGCAGATGTATATAAACAAGCCGGAAAGGAACTTGACGGCAAAGCAAGAAACTATTTTAAACAATTCTCCCGCCGGTACGCTAAGGAATATGCGGCATACCAGGCAGGGAAGTACACCAAGAAAGAATTTGAAGCATGGTTGATGAATCAGTATGGCAGAGGGCAGAGGTGGGAGGCACTACGCGAGGACATGGCACGGCGACTGACAGAGTCAAACCAGATTGCCGCGGCATACATCAACGAGAAGACCCCTCTTGTTATCGCCCTCAATCGCAATTTTGAGGCGTACATGATTAAATCTCTTATGCCTGATAAGCAGATAAAGGAGATTGGAGATATTGCATTTAATTTGGTTGATGAACACACAGTTAAGCGGCTGACGGTCAGAAAACAAAAGATTCTCCCGCCGCGTAGAGTACTAAAAAGCAAAGATGTGCATTGGAACAAGAAGAAACTGCAAAATGCACTATTGCAAGGAATATTGCAAGGCGACAGTATAGGAAAGCTCGCAGGGCGATTTCAGGACGTTACAGGAATGAATCATACTGCCGCAATCCGAAACGCCCGCACAGCGTTCACAGGAGCGCAGAACGGGGGCAGGCAGGCGGCATACGAGGAAGCCTACCAGATGGGGATTGATGTGGTGAAACACTGGACAGCGACAAAAGATTTGAGGACACGAGACAGTCACAGAGCATTAGACGGCGAAGAAGTACCGTTTAACATGGCGTACTCAAACGGTCTCATGTATCCGGGAGACCCAAGCGGAATCCCGGCGGAAGTTTACAACTGTCGTTGTACGCAGAGAACTGCACTGCCTACCGAACTGGCGCAGCCACGAATGATACGCGTCAGAAACCCAGAGACAGGCAGAAACGAGATTATAGAAGACATGACCTACTACGAATGGTTAGCAACGCAAGGAGGGCGGATATAATGGCAGATATTGATGTTGTAAGCCATGTAGATGAGGTAATTTTAAAGACCACGATGGCACTTGCAAGAGCATTAGAGCAGGCAGGAGCCGCCGCAGAAGGACACGCAAAAGACCTTTGTCCGGTCGATACAGGCGCGCTGAGAAACAGCATTACACATCAGACCGACTTGGAAAATCTCACGGAAACAATAGGTAGCAACGAAGAATACGCCGCCTATGTGGAACTGGGAACCGGTGTGTACTACAAAGGGGGACGGAAGACCCCGTGGACTTATCAGGACGATAAAGGACAGTGGCATATCACAAACGGCCAGAGGGCACAGCCGTATTTAAAACCGGCGGCGGCAAATTACGCGAAAGAATACACAGCAATCATTGCAGATGAATTAAAAGGAGCGATGGAATAATGGACAGATTGTCTTTGCTCGTCAAGGCAAAGGAAACGGCGGAGTATTTTGTTGATAAAAAATTTAAATACTCTCAAAACGTGGCGAATAGCTGGGCGGGCGCAAAGAAGAAAAAGGTAAGTAATTGTGCATCGTATGTTTGCTATTGCCTACAGCAATTGGGCATCCTCAAACCGGGACAACTGTTTTATTGCAACAGGAACGGAGCAGTTGTCTATAAGGGCACAGGAACAAAAGCGGCTATATCAAAACGATACAGGTTGATAAAAGTAAATAAATTACCCCGGGATTATAAAAGTAAATTAAAGCCTGGCGACATTTGCTTTTACCGCCTGCATACCAATATTTTTGCAGGAATAAACGAGAGCAACAAAATGGTGTGGTGGGATGCCGGAAAGGCTAGCACTAACACTAAAAAAGCAGGCGGAACATATAAAAAAATACACAGAGTTATCAATGGAAATCAGAAGATTTTATATGTGCTGAGATGGAAAGGGTGAGAAAATGACACAGAGAAAAATTATTGATGTATCTACATACAACGGCACGATTGACTGGAAGAAAGTAAAGAAATACGGTTGCGATGGTGCGATCATTAAGATTATCCGCAAGGATTTAGGCAAAGATAAAAAATTTGAGGAGAACTATAAAAAATGTGAGGAGCTAGGCATTCCATGGGGCGTGTATAACTACACATACGCTACTACAGTGGCGAAAGCTAAGTCAGACATGGAGCTTGTGTGCGACATCCTCGACAATGTCAGCAAAAAGTATTTTAAATACGGCGTCTGGTTTGATATTGAGGATAAAATGCAGGCAAGGCTAAGTAAAGCAAAGATTGCTGAGATTATCAATGCGGCACAGACTGTCGTTGAGTCAAGAGGCTATAAATTTGGTGTTTACACCGGGATGTCGTATTTTTCGGAGCACATTGATAAAAACAAGGTCAAGTGTAAAAACTGGTGGATTGCACGTTATTACAAAGGCTATAACCTCATGGCATTTAAAGCGACACCAAACAAATCTTATAAACCTGCAAACGTAGATGACCTTATGGCATGGCAGTATACCAGCTCTGGCGTGTTTCCAGCCAAGGTTTCGACCGGCAACGGCGGAAAATTTGATTTAAATATTTTATATCACGACTTCCCGGCGGCACAGAAGGAAGAAACAGCAAAAAAGGTTAAATACACCGGGAAATTCCCTAAATTGCCGCCACGCGGCTACTATGCGTTTTTAGACGGTATTACAGTGTTAAAAGGCGCAAGAGGGGAAATTGAAAAATTGCAGAAGTTTTTAAACTGGGCTATCGGCTCGAAATTAGATACTGACGGCAAATACGGCGAAAAGACCGAAGATGCGGTTAGTATTTTCCAGTCGAAATGTAAATTAAAAATTGACGGCAAATTTGGAGCAAAATCCCTCAAAGCCGCAAAAACATTTAGAAAGTAATCGCGAAGTACTGCGATTTACATATAAAGTCATTTAGGGGAAGAAATCCCTCGAAGAAAAGGAGCAATCAAATGGCATTAACAAGAGCTTTTTTAAAGAGCATGACACTTACAGATGAACAGGTTTCCGCGATTATCGAAGAACACTCCGCAACTGTTACGGGTCTCAAGGGTGAGATCAGTAAGTATAAAGAGGATGCGGAGAAAGTCCCAGACCTCCAGAAGAAATTGGAGGACTACGAAAAGGATGATTGGAAAGGCAAGTACGAGAAAGAACACATAGGCTTTGAGAACTACAAAGCCGAACAGGACAAGAAAGCATCCTACAATGCAAAAGAAGCCGCATACAAAAAGATGCTTGAGGATTCTGGCGTGTCTAGTAAAGTAATTAACCTTGCCCTGAAAGCATCAAAAGAGACTATTGATAATTTAAAAATCGGAACTGACGGCAAATTTGAGAATGCAACAGAAGTAGAAAAAGGCATCAAAGAAGCGTATGCCGACTATATTACAACCGAAACGACTCAAGGCGCTAATGTATCGAACCCACCGGGAGGAGAACCAGGGAAAATGACCAAGAAAGAAATCATGGAAATTAAAGATGCAGGCGAACGTCAGAAAGCGATCGCTGAAAATCACGAACTTTTTGGTTTTTGAAAGGAGTAGACAATGGAAGGAGTAACCACTAGCACTGTATTAAATACAGATAGCACTCTCAAAGCGAGAGAAATTGATTTTGTAACAAGATTTGAAAAAAACTGGGATGCATTAAGAACCATCTTGGGAATCGTTAGACCTATTAGAAAAGAGCCGGGCACTAGCTTAGTAACCTACGAAGCACAGATGAAAGATGAGGCCTTACAGGGCGGCGCAAGTGTGGGCGAGGGAGAAGCAATCCCTTTTACACAGTTTAAGGTTGTAGAAAGTAAAAGGGAAGACATTGTCGTAGAAAAATACGCCAAATCTTTATCCCTTGAATCTGTGGCAAAATGGGGCGCAACGGTCGCAATCGAAAAGACAGATGATGCCTTTATGGTTGAGCTGCAGAACAAGGTTTTAAAAGATTTTTACACATTTTTAAAAACGGGAACATTAAAAGGTACGCAGAAGAAATGGCAGAAAGCACTTGCGATCGCAAAAGGTGCTGTACTCAACAAATTCGCAGGCATGAACAGAAATGTAACCGAAGTCGTAGGATTTGCAAATGTAATGGATTTTTACGACTGGTTAGGTGATAAAGAGATTACTGTGCAGACAATGTTTGGATTGCAGTATATCAAAGACTTCTTTGGTTTCTCTACACTGTTCCTCCTCCCTGACGCCTACATCCCGGCAAAAACTGTTATTGCAACACCTGTAGAAAATATTGACTTGTATTATATTGATCCCGGCGATAGTGATTTTAAAAAACTTGGCCTGGACTACACAACATCTGGCGAAACAAATCTGATTGGATTCCACGCAGGCGGCAACTATACAAACGCCACAGGCGAAACATACGCCATTATGGGCATGAAGCTGTGGGCAGAATACCTTGACGGTGTTTGCGTAGTTACTGTCGGAACCACAGAAACTATCCCAGAAGTATCAAGTGCCGTTTCGGAAGTAAGTTCGAACGGAAAATAAAAGGGGATGATTGAGTGCTTTATGAAATCATGAATCACATTCACAATTTCTTCCCGGTCAAAGGGGCGGCAATCACGGGAGAAATAACAATCGGAGATTGGATTTTTGACACGCTTAATTTTGATGTAGGCGTGACAGAAGATACTAAAGACCTGCGTTATTCTACTACCGCGATTCGCCTCCCGCTACAAGATGGGCAGTACTATTTAGTAAGCGGCTCTATCTTTAATGACGGGGTTTATCAGTACCACAAAGGCAATACTGCTCCGTTACAGGAGGAGACTTTTAACGGCGTAGTTGTTCCGCTGGCTATCCCCAAACCGTTTTTGTCACTGGTGGACGAAATCAGCGAGTGGCAGGCGAAAAACGGCAATTTAGGAGCGTATCAGTCGGAATCGTTTGGCGGATATTCGTACAGCAGGGCAACAAACAGTAAAGGCGAGACCTACACGTGGCAAGATGCCTTTAGGGCACGCCTGAACCCATGGAGGAAAATGGCATGAGTTTAATCAATGAATTTTTACAAGATTGCATACTCATGGATAAAAAGCGTACTTCTGACGGCGAGGGTGGATTTATCACCGAGTGGGTGGAAGGTGCTAAAATACAGGCGGCAATAATCCAAGATACCTCTATGTCTGCCAGGGTGGCAGAGAAAGAGGGTGTAACAGCAACATATACAATTACTACAGCTAAAACAGTAAAGCTAGACTATCATGATGTATTAAAAACAAAAGACGGAAAAATTTTTAGAGTTACATCAAATTCAGGAGAAAAAGAAACCCCTGCGTCGTCTAATTTAGACATAGCACAGGTCCCGGCGGAGAAGTGGGAGTTAACGTCATGACCCCAACGGCGGCACTATATCAATTTTGGTCATCCTTCGGCATAACTGCATATCCGTCTAACAGGGTGCCGGAAGATACCGCTTTCCCTTTTATCACATACGAACCGATTATAGCAAATTGGTGGACAGGTGCGGCCGCCACTAGCGTCGTAAATGTCTGGTATCACACAGAATCTGAGGCAGTCCCAAACAAAAAGGCAAAAGAAATCAGCGACAGATTGCAAGGAGGTACTACGGTAAAATGCGATGATGGATTTATTTTCCTGTCGCAGGACCAGCCGTGGACCCCTTTGGTCGATGAAGCCGACTCGTCGATAGTACGCAGATACACAGTAATAACTATGCAATTTATAACTATTTAATGAGGTGAGCAAATGAAGTATACGCAGGTACCTTCTGACCTTTTCAAAAAAATACAGATTAACGCCGGTATTATTGTATCAGCTTTTGAGCCGGAAACGGGTGCCATAACAGCAACTAACATCCTCATGGCAACCAGCGGCGGTTGTAGCTTTAGCGCGGAGCCATCCTTTACGGATTTCGGGGAAGACATTGATAATGTGCCTAAAAACACGATGGAACTCAAGGAAATCGAATCTATCGAAGTAAAATTATCAGGCACAGCCGTTACAATGGATACCGCACAGGCTAAAAGTTTTATGGCGGCGGCAGACGTAGCGGGAAACAAAGTAACACCAAGGGCAGATTTAAAGGCAGAAGATTTTAAGGATATTTGGTGGATTGGCGACTATTCGGACGAAAATTCCGGGGATTCCGCCGGATTTATCGCAATCAAAATTATGAATGCACTCTCAACGGGCGGATTTAAGATTAAATCAGATGATAAATCCAAAGGAAATTTTGATTTCGAATACACAGGACATTACAGCATTAAGAACGCAGAGACAGTACCTTACGAGGTTTATATCAAAACAGGCGAAGCGGCGTAGGAGGTAAAGCATGAAATTATCAGAATTAACAGCAGAACAGGGTTTAGAAGCCATTGCGAACTCCCTCGAACATATCGGTAACATTGCAGACGATGATGATGCGCTCAGCCTGTGCCAGAAGCTTGTACCGCAGGAAGGGGAGAAATATATCAAAGTCTTTGCTAGGGGTGCTAAAACAGCTCCTAGGCTGTTAAAAACACACAAAGATGATGTAATTGGAATCTTAGCAGCGTTTGAATTGCAGAGTGTTGAGGAATACAAGAAAAAGCATAAATTAATGGACATTATCAAAGGCATGGTTGACCTCATCAATGAGCCGGAGGTACGTCAGCTTTTTTTCTCAGCGCCAACAAGCGCAGCAGAAGAACCCTCTGGCGATGCGCAGGAGAATACAGAGGAAGAAGCGTAAAGGGATTCTTGCTGTACGTCAAGGCTAAGATTTTAGACGACACAGAGGAATTAATTTACAAACGATACATGGCCGATGGGCTGAAATATGTAACCGAAAGCATTTCGCAGGCGTTCGGTGGGAAATATCTCTATGTATCATTTTTTGATTTAATTAATAGCGATAAAAAGCAAACAGTAACAAAGACTGGCGAAGAAATAGCCGCGGACGTCATTAAAAAAGCCGGATTGGTGGTGATGAGTGATTGAATGTGATGGAATTGTTTGTCACTCTGGCAATCAAAGACACCGCATATAAGCAGGGGCTGAAAGACGCAGAAGGTAACGCCAGCTCGTCCACATCAAAAATCGGCGGGGCATTTAAAGCGGTCGGGAAAGTAGCTAAAACAGCTATGGTGGCCGGCTCTGCTGCCGCCGTTGCATTTACAAAAACATCAATAGATGCCGGAATGAATTTTGATACTGCAATGTCTCAGGTAGCAGCTACCATGGGAACAACCGTAGACAAAATAGGGAACGTCAAAGCCAAGGCTGAGGAAATGGGGCGCACAACAAAGTACACCGCAACGGAAGCGGCGGAAGGAATGAATATCCTTGCTCAGGCTGGCTTGTCGGCGGATGAGCAGATTAGCGGTATCGGAACGGTACTTAACCTTGCCTCTGCCGGTGCTATGAGTCTGGAAGAATCGGCATCATATACTGCCGGAGCTGTAAAAGGCTTTGGTGACTCGATGAGTAACGCATCTTACTATGCCGATTTGATGGCAAAGGGTGCTACTCTTGCTAATACGGACGTAAGAGGCCTTGGAGAGGCTTTTTCCGGTTCTGCTGCCACAGCGAAAAACTACGGTCAAGCGGCGGACAGTGTCACGCTTTCCTTACTTCGCTTGGCAGAGCAGAACGTGACAGGCTCCGAGGCATCTACGGCATTAAATAGGGCAATGGCGGACTTATATACTCCGACTGATGATGCATCAAAAGCTTTAGATCAGTTAGGTGTATCCGCCTATAAGTCAAACGGCGAGGCAAAAGATTTTAACGACCTCGTAGACGAGCTTAATGGCTCTTTGCAGGGTATGACAGCGGAACAAAAAAACAATGCTCTTGCAACGATTTTTACAACGCAAGGCTTACAGGCGTTTAATAAAATGACCGCATCGAGTGATGCGACTGTGCAAAAATTTTGGAAAGGAATACAGGATTCCTCCGGCTCCGCGGCACAACAGGCAGCTACGCAGTTAGATAACTTGCAGGGTGATATAACCTTGCTATCTAGCGCTACAGAAGGCTTGCAACTTGCTTTTTACAATACATTTTCGGGTACTATCCGTGGTGCCATCAAAGGTATAACAAGCGAGGTTAGTGGATTAGCTGAGGCGATGGAATCTGGCGGCATAAGCGGCGCCCTTTCCAAACTGGCGCAAGATGCGATTAATTTTAGCGGCCAGTTGCCGGGGCTGACAAAAATCGGCGGCGACCTCATAAACGGTTTAATTTCAAGCGTTACTCAAAATTCTGGCAGTATTACAACTGCTGTCAGCCAACTGTTAAATAATCTTGCCTCTACGATTTCCACAGGGCTAAATGTATTTACATCGGTCGGAGTTAATTTGCTGACGACTATCGCTAACGGCATGACTCAGGGCATCCCGACCTTTTTGGGGCAGGCGTTGCCGATGCTGACACAATTTACAGAGTCATTGAGGAGCAACGCAGGCAAATTGATAAATGCAGGCCTGACACTTATCCAGAATATTGCTCAAGGGCTGATTAATTCTATTCCTGTATTGATTGCATATGTACCTACAATCATAACGAATTTGGCTGGCATTATTAACGATAATGCGCCAAAAATCCTTGCAACAGGAGTAACGATCATAACAAATTTAGCGATTGGCTTAGTTCGCGCGATTCCATTATTAATTGCTAATTTACCGAAGATTATCACAGCAATCGTAAGTGTATTTACAGCGTTTAACTGGTTTTCACTTGGTAAAAACATTGTTACTGGCATAATAAAAGGGGTCAAAAATCTCCCATCGCTCTTAAAGACTGCTGCTAAAAATGCCGTAAACGGATTCAAAGGGGCGTTTAGGGGCAACGGCATATTATCCGCTGTTAAAGGGGCGTTTACTAAGATACCGTCAGCTGTAAAGAGCATCTTTACCAAGGCAGTATCCCTTGTAAAAAGCTTTCCTGGACGATTTAAGAGTGCCTTAAAGTTTAGCTGGTCTCTTCCACACCTGAACTTACCACATTTAAGTGTTTCCGGCGGAAAGGCCCCATTTGGTATTGGCGGAAAGGGATCTCTGCCATCATTCCACATTAGCTGGTATAAAAAGGCTATGGAAAGCCCATATGTATTTTCTGATGCCACCTTATTTGGAGCAGGAGAAGCGGGAGACGAAATGCTATACGGTCGTAGCAGGCTGATGAGTGACATTAGAGAGGCAACACGGGGAACAAAAAACGATGTAACTATTAATGTAACTGTAAACGGTGCAGATAACCCAGAAGAATGGGGAAGAAGGATGGCAAGTGAGCTTAGAAGGCAGGTGAAAATGGCATAATGGCAAAGAAAAAGAAAAAGTCTGCTGCTCCCAGCGGTCTGTCTATATCGAGAGACAATCTAAAATTTACAATATCTTGGAAGATACCGGCAAAAAAATATGAGGATGGGCAGTGGCTGTGGTACCGCCTACATACAAAAAATTCCGGTGCTTCCAAGTGGGATTGGACAAAATGGAAAGAAATAAATGTGGGGAAATCAGCAACTAAAAAAACAGTCGCGCTTGATGCAAAAAATTATTATCCTGCCTCATCAAAATTATTAAATGCGATAGAGTTTAAGGTAAAGGGCAAAACAAAAAGTGATAAAAAGCATACCTATACAGCCGCACATTCCACAAAGACATTTACCATTTATGCACCAAATGCCCCTTCCGTTTCTTATTCTCTTGATGATACTGGCGCAAATAAAGGTACATTTACTTGGAATACCTCATACGAGGCAAATGATGCAAGGCATTTTGCAAGGACGCAGGTACAGACCGCATTAATGACAAACTATAAGGGCGCCATTGCAAACGCTCGCTTTACCAATGCATCCTATACGGGAGCGTCTGGCACATGGGCGATAACAGAGGATGGTTCCCCGACACAAAACAAGACATTTTGCCGTATTGTAAGGGCAAAATCGAGAGGGTGTGCCGGAGATTCCGGTTGGAGCTATGCATACCATTATTACAGCATCCCAGAGCGTCCAAATATACAGAGTACAGGGAGCAAAGAGATAGGCTCCTCTAGCCGCTATGTATGGGCAAACTGGGTGCAGGCATCGCCGCGGGACCGCCCTGTGGATTCCATGGAGCTACAATACGCTATAGATACGCCAGAAAGCGGGGAGAGGTACACTGGCACGTCATGGAGTACGGGGGTAACTGTTGCGTACCATGATTATACAGTGTCAGCAGATTTTAACACAGACGATGGCATAGCAGAAGACCAGATCATGTGGACAAGGGTGCAAAGTACGCACGATAAAAAATATGCATACTCTGAGCCACGAGTAGCGGCGCGAGGGGCTTTGAAATCCCCGTCATTTGATACGGTATCGGCAACAGGAACAACACTTACCATCAATAGCATTGAGCGAAAGACAGAAGTTCCTGACGCCAAAACAGCAATCTGGATGAAAATAGACAACGAGGAAAAAGGCGTTATCGCGATCACTGACAAGGAGGGCACAATCACAGTTACGTGTCCGGACGTTTCCGGCGGCACTGAATACCAGATTGCCCTCAAGAATTTTACCGGAACTTCTACACCTCAAAACGGAGCATCTGGCATCACCTACAAACTTAGCCCCCTCATGCAGTCAGGGTGGATTTACTCAGAGGCAAGAAAAATTGCAGTCCCACCGAAAAATATAACTGCAATGGCGGTAGCATCTGATACCGTAGAATTAACATGGGATTGGTCATGGAAAAACGCAGATGCGGCTACTATATCATGGGCAGACCATGAGGACGCATGGATTAGTACGGACGCCCCAACTACTTATGACGTGGAGGACAGGGAAACAACGTGGCACATCGGGTCCCTGGAATCGGCAAAAACATATTATTTTCGCGTAAGATTGCGGGATACGTCCGGGGATGAGGAAGTGTTATCTCCTTGGTCCGATACGGTTTCCGTATCTCTAAGCGAGACCCCAACGACTCCTACGCTTGCAACAACAGAAAATTATCTTGCCATGGACGATATAGTTATTTGCAGTGTCGGCTACACCGGAAACAGCAAAGCGAGCATAAAAATAGCAGAAGCGATTAACGATGAACCGGTCAAAGGTAACGATGGAAACGTTGTGGTTTTAATGATGTCTTCCGGCATGGAGACATTATCGGAAACGATTGAAAACATTAATAAAATCTATACTGCAAGTGGTCTTTTGAGCAATCTGTGGAATGTAGGAGAAATCCATTATTTAAAAGCAATGGTTACAGCACAGGGAGGCAAGGAAGGGGCATGGTCAGATTCTGTGGCTGTTGAAATTGTTGCAAAACCTGCGATAAACAGCGTGACAACAAATCTTGTTTCGGAATCAACTGCATATAATTCTGGCGATGTTACCACGGAAACGAGCGACCAGACAGTACCAGAATCATCGGAAGGTACAACAAATTATTTAGAGCAGCTACCATTAACAATAGTCCCTTCCTTCGGGGATTCTGCTGGCACAGCAAAAGTAACGATTGTCAGGGACGAGGATTATTATATTCTGCGCCCGGACGGATTAAAGGAACAACATTTTGCCAATGAAATTATTGCTAGTTTTACTGGCAACGAAACAGACAGCTACGCTATTGGCTTAAGCGACCTGATCGGGCAGATGGATGACGGTGCAAGGTACAGCATACAGATTGCATTTACAGATATTTATGACCATGTGGCAGAAAAAAAGATACCGTTTGTTGTACGGTGGAAACATCAGCCGGAAGTACCAACGGCCACTGTAAATACGATTGCAGACAACAAAACAGCGAGTATTGTCGTTGCTAAACCAACTACATATGCTGATGGGGATACATTTGACCTATACCGGATGAGTGTAGACAGAGCGGAATTGATTCTGGAAAATGGGGTTTATGGCCAGAAATATGTTGACCCGTACCCGGCGTTAAATGAGTACGGCGGCATACTGGTTGTAAATAAAACCGCCAACGGTGACTATATAACGTCAGATAGTTCGTTTGCATGGTTATATAGCGATTTTTCCATCGAATATAAAAAGGCAATCATTGATTTTGACGGTGAATCTATCGAAATCCAGTATAACATTGACTGTGATAATTCGTGGGATAAAGATTTTGAGAGGACGGTATACCTTGGGGGCTCTGTGCAAGGCGATTGGAACCCAGCAGTCACTCGTGATTTAAAAATTGATGCAGTAAGTATCTCACTAACAGAACCAACGATGATTGAGCAAATGAGGCGGCTCGCAACGTATCCCGGAATATGCCACGTTAGGACACCGGACGGCTCGTCATTTTCCTGTGATATACAGGTGTCGGAGAAAAAAGACCACGATAACAAAATGCGGACAGATTTCTCACTAACGATTAAAAAAGTGGATTCGGAAGAACTGGATGCTGTGACGGAAGAGCAGTGGAGTGCAGAGCATCCTAGCGAGGTGATGTGATGGATTGGAGCAAAGGATTTTCAGCAAGATATATTTTGACGACAGTTGACCCCAAGACGTGGACAGACCAGCAAGAATTTGAATTTACTGAGGGCAGTATTGACCGAGACAGCACGTCAGATTTAAGAGAATCTGCCTCCGTCACAATGACAGAAAAGATAACAGACAATGAGTGCTGGGTTCGCATTTACCTACAGGCTATACAGGGAGGGTCAGGAGCAAAAGTAGCACTATTTACCGGCTTGACTGCCTTCCCGGAAAGAAAACTTGATGGTGTGAGAGAGACTTACAACATTGACTGCTATTCTGTTCTCAAGCCGGCAGATGATGTAATTCTGCCGCGTGGTTATTATGCACCAGCCGGTAGCGGAGCAAAACAGATTAAAAATCTGCTTAATGATTGCATTCCTGCCCCCGTATATGTCGAGGGAACATCCCCGATTACTACAGAGAATATTGTTGCAGAAGATGGAGAAACAAGGCTCACGATGACGTTACACATATTAGATGCTATTGGATGGAGAATACGAATACTTGGTGATGGAAGTATTGTTATCTGTGCAAATGATAATAATAGCAGTCTTACAGTGGGAATCAACGCAAATGACATCGTGGAGTGCGACGTAACAGACACATTTAATTGGTACGATACACCAAATTGTTTCATGGCGATACACGATGATTACGGAGCGGCTATTGCAAGGGATGATAGTCCAGATAGCTTTTTATCAACGGTAAATCGTGGTAGGGAAGTGTGGAAATCAGAAACAGGCGTCGAATTATCCTCTGGGGAAAACATAGCGGCATACGCCGTTAGAAAACTAAAAGAATTGCAGAATCCTGCCAGAACGATACAGTACAGCCGGCGATTTTTCGAGGACGTTCTTTTAGGAGATGTGGTCTTTCTAAATTATCCGAGACATGGCCTTACTGGAAAATTCAGAATAACATCACAAACCTTGTCGCTTGAACATGGATGCCGGACAAAGGAAGAGGTAGAGAGCATTGAATGATTTCATAAAAGAGATTGCCTCGGCAATGAAAGAAAGCAAAACAAAGCCTTACGACACGGTTGCAAAAGTCCTTCGGGTTGACGAAAAAACAGCATATGTCCACATTGACGGTGGAGCAGATGAAACCCCCGCACAGATGGCGATTAATTGTAAGACAGGTGACACAGTAAAAATCCGTGTCAGCGGCGGAAAAGCATGGTTAACAGGAAACATTACAGCACCACCTACGGATGACTCTGTTGCAATTAAAGCGAATAAGACAGCTACTAAGGTAAAGAAATCCTACGAGAACTTTAAAGATATTACTGAGGAAAACTTTAGCAGTCAGGAAGACAAGATAGCAGAGGCTGCTAAAGTTGCAACCAACTTCATGAAATATATCGAAGGACTTGGATTAGTTGTCGGTGATATGCGAGGAAATACGCTTGGACAGAACGCGTTACTTGACGCAAATGGAATGTGCGTGCGCAACAATAACAGCGAAATTGTACGATTTGGAATTACAGATATTAAAGTAGTGAATGAAGACGGAGACCCTGTTTATAGTGGCGCTGGCTCGGTCGTAAAGTCACAAAACAACATTGTTGTATCAACACAGCAAACAAAAGATGCAGGTAATACTAATGCCGGTGGTAAGGCTGCGCTTGAATTATATTATGATAGTGCAAAAGATAATATGAGTCTCTCGTTATCTGTAAAAAGTGGAACATCCTATACTGATTTGTACGAAAGCATTGGAAATGGGATATATGCTGATAACTCTAATACAAAGATTGTGTCTTCGGACGTAATAAAGTTGGATGCAGGGAGAATATATTTATCCACCTATTTAGGGGCTTGGAGACCATATTTTTGCGCTGGCGATTCGATCAGTGCAACTTTTGGTACTGCTGGATATATTACGAGTTCCGGCAAGGATGTCATTTTTATAATTCCATTATCAAAACCAATAATTGGGAACCCGACGGTAACAGTAACAAGTGTGGAAGGGCTTATGGTCCGACAAAATAATAAGTATTTGTATGGTGGCTCGTCAACAAAATATGTCAAACCTAGCAAATATGCTGTACACTCAACGCTTAGTGGAGGCTGCATCCATGTATTTGCAACAATGCCAAATACTACAGATGTTACAAACAATAGTCCTTGCGGCATCTATGCTAATATTAAGATAACATTCTCATAGGAGGAATAAAATTGGCTTTAAAAAAAGAAATCCGTCAAAGCGATGGCGTAGTTACTAATTATCACAGAATATTATATATCCAATCTACAATCAACAGTCATGATTCAATAGCTGTAGTATCTTATGTAGATGAGATTGGTAGAGCTATGGAAAGCAACGGTGACAGACCGTACAGAGCCGCTGTTACATATGAGAAAGAGTATGAAGAGAATATGACTATTGAAGATGCTTATAAGTATCTCAAAACACTTCCAGATTACGAAGATGCAGAGGATATCTGATACAATTTATGCATAAGGAGGCGAAAGCATGATAGCTAGTGGGACAATAATTATTGACGGGCAGACATACCGCAAAGGAGATATTATACACGATTTAGGCGGCTGGGATTGCATAGATACGGACGGAAGTAAGCGATATTACTGGGGGAAGTCTTCCGAAGTAGATAAATTACCTCATTATGTTGCAAGTGGTTCAACGGCGTTATGCGTAGACACAGGGGAATTATATGGCTTTTATGCCCCTGATAGCAAGTGGTTTTTACTTTAGGGAGGTGTAGAGCATGAGAAAAAGCGGTTTAACGGGAGATGAGGCATATATACTCTCAAAACATGGGGAAACAACAGAAGACCTTGGCCCGTTAAAAAAAGAAATTGGTAAGATAAAGGAAGATATAGATAATTTCCCATTTCAGCTAATCAAGTCAAAAAATGAATTTAATTCTGAGTCTGTAGATAACCAAGATGGAAAAAGTCTTTCTGATGTAGGCGCAGTTATTGATGATTCAAATTATAGTGTATCTCATAAAATAAAATGTCAGTATGGAGATACAGTTTATTTGTCAAGAAGGATTAGTGACATATCAGATGAAAGACAGTTCGTGACTGTATGGAATATCTGTGCATACGATTCATCCGATAAATTTCTTGGAATTAGTACAAAAGGTAGCTATGCAGTCCCTCCAAATACAGATCATGTTAGGTTTAACTATTGGACTACTTTAGCAAAGACAAGAAAAATCATGTTGTCTTTAAATTCTGATATTACCTATGAAGAATATTTTAGCCCATATTATATTGTTGAGAAAAGCGCGATTGATAATCCAGTAAAAGAATTATTTAAAGATGATGGGATTATAGTTGACAGGAAAATTATAATGCCACTTTACGGGTTATATGTAATGCAAGGGAAATCTGTGCCAGTATTTTTTGACAATATAATTATGCATGGACAAGCTAAAAATTTAAATGTATTTCAGAGCGCAAAGGGGAATTTTCTTGACAATGGTGTATTCCAAAAATCATTAGAAACATTAGAAAAAGGATTCTATCAAAATTATGTTATTGCAAATTCTAGCTACAATACATTGCTAAAAAAGAACGATGATGTAGTAAATAATAGCAGACTTACTGTAGTTGACACAAACGCTGGAAATGGTGTTACCAGAAAAGTGTTAGTAATAGGTGATTCCCTTACAGCGGCAAATGTATGGACTGATAAACTTATTGACCTGTTCGCAGATGATGTAATGAACATTGAAATGCTTGGCACAAGAGGCACTTTGAAAGCACCGAATGAGGGTAGAGGTGGTTGGAGAGCTTGGAATTATGCGTTTGAAAAAGATGCTAGTAATGACGGATTATCTTCAAGTGTCACTAATCCATTTTTTAATCCTGTATCTAATAAATTTGATTTCTCATATTATATGAACCAACAAAATTACACGTCAGTTGATTATATTTTATTGTGCTTGGGGACAAATGATGTTTCGAGAAGCACTCACAACGCAGATGATGATATTTTACTCGCATGGAAGACAATCATTGATTCGATAAAAGCTTTTGATAATAATATTAAAATCCTGATTTGGTTATTGCCTATGCCTTGCGGATTAACTAATGAGCAGCCTAAAAAAGATACGTTTTTACACATGAAAGAGTTGTTGATTAACAAATATGACAATGTGGAAAGTAGACAAACGAATAAAATATATCTTGTTGATGTCGGGTGCTCGGTAAGCCCAACGGATGATTTTAACTATAAAGAAGAACTGATTTCGGAATATGGTGAGGAAAAATGGAAAAGACCGACTGATATTATACACCTTGCAAACAAAGGTTATTATGCAATTGCAAAAAATATACATGCAGGAATTAAAGCCATTGAAAGTGGAGTCATTACTAATTAGTAATTAACTAAAGGAAGCTTTAATTAATTCATAAAAACAAAAGAAAAATAATTTTTAAGGAGGAATGGAGATGGTAGATATTATGTTACCTTTAATAACTTGTATTTTTGTAGTTTTTGATTTAGCTAGCGGTGGAGTAGCCGCCTGTGCCAACCACGAGTGGAAATCCTCAGAAATGAGAAAAGGATTGTATCATAAATTTGGCTCCATTATGCTTGTGGTGCTTGCGTACCTTATTGACTACGCCCAGAAATATGTAGACTTAGGCTTTCAGGTGCCTATTGCTGCAGGAGTTTGTGTTTACATCATTTTGATGGAGCTAGGCTCTATTGTGGAGAATATCGGCAAAATTAACCCTGATTTACTCCCAGACAAGGTTAGAGCGATTTTAGGACTGGACAAAATGAAATAAATTTACGTAATTTTTGCGTGTTTGAGGTGATGCAGTGAACAGAAGTTTGATAAAAAAACTCTGGAAATTAGGTGATAAACAATTTATCGATTACGCCTTGTCGTGTGCCCGCTTAACCTTGCGGGAACGCGAAACTGTACAGTACTTGCTTTTTGACGGATTAACGCAGGAGCAAGCCGCCGAGAAAATGGATATAAGCACGAGAGGATTACAAGGGCTGTGGAGTTGCGCCGTGGAAAAAATTTTGTTAGTTCCCGGTGCGATCCCGTACATAAACAGTCTTTAAAAAACTAAAGATGATTTAAAAATTGCGCAGAAATAAGCACACTGTCTTCGTGGTGGTGTGCTTATTTTTTTGCGATAATAAAACTATAAGGAGGGCGGAGAGATGTATCAATATTGGAATCCAAATCCTGCGGCGGCAAAAGTGGGGGATTGTACTGTACGTGCTATCTCAAAGGCTATGGGTCAGACGTGGGAAGAAACGTACATACAGCTTGCGCTGTACGGCTTGATGCTATCGGATATGCCCTCGGCTAACGCAGTGTGGGGCGCATACCTCAAAGACAATGGATTTAGCCGTTATATAATCCCGGACGAATATATGACCTGTACCGTCTCGGAATTTGCAAACAACCACCCGGAAGGGGTTTATATTTTAGCACTGTCAGGGCACGTTATAGCGGTAATTGACGGAAATTACTATGATACGTGGGACAGTGGAGCAATGACACCAATATATTACTGGCGGGAAGGAGGAAAATAAATGTTCGGTTATCCACAATATCCACAACAATATCCACAGTATCCGCAATATCCACAACCGGATTATCTTGACCAACTAAACCGACTAAAACAACAACAGGCACCGCCCCAACAAATGCAGCAACAATCCAATCCCGATGAACGGATTTGGGTACAGGGGCAGGGTGCGGCGGAGGCATATTTAGTGGCACCAAATTCTTTTGTTCGCCTGTGGGACAGTCAGGCACCAATTTTTTACGAAAAAAGAGCAGACCAGACGGGCAGACCGTTTTTAGAGGTGTTTGAATATAAGCGTAAGGGCTCAAATTCGCCCACAGCGGAGCTTTCACAATCTAGCCAACCAATCAACTATGAGGAACGCTTAAACGCCTTAGAAAGGCAAATGGAGACGTTAAAAAGGAGGGTATTGAATGAATCTCAATCCAATGCAGATGATACAGCAGTTTCAACAGTTCAGGCAGCAGTTTCAAGGGGACCCGAAGCAGGAAGTACAGAATCTGCTAAATAGCGGGCAGATGAGCCAGCAACAGTATAACCAGTTGCAGGGCATGGCAACACAGTTTCAAAACCTTTTAAAGGGTTTTAAATAAATAAATAAAAAGGAGTGATTTCATGGGATTAACAACAGACGGAATGAGTCCGGCAGATTTGGCGGCAGTCACAGGCAACAATAACGGCGCATTTGGCGAGGGTAACGGTGCTTGGTGGATTATCATTCTTTTCCTTTTCATCTTCTGTGGATGGGGAAACGGAAATGGATGGAATAACGGTGGCGGAGGCGCGGCAGATAACTATGTATTAGCTTCTGACTTTGCAACCTTACAGCGCCAGATTGATAGCGGCATTTCCTCCCTTGAGCGCAAGGGTGATGCTATCAACACCGGTATTTGTGACGGATTTTATGCAATGAACACCTCTCTGCTCAACGGATTTGCAGGAACAAATAGCACAATCCAGCAGAACGGCTACGATACACGAAATGCAATCCAGCAGGGACAGATCGCAGATATGCAGAGCTTTAATGCTTTACAGGCACAGTTAGCGCAGTGCTGTTGTGATAACAAACAGGCTATTGCGGGCGTCAACTACAACATGGCAATGAACGCCAATGCATTACAGCAGGAAGTTACAAACGGCTTCTGTCAGACAAACTTTAACAACGCAAACAATACAAGAGACATCATTGACAACCAGAATAACAACGCTAGAGCCATTCTCGATGCCCTCACAGCGCAGAGAATCGAAGCTAAGGACGCTAAGATTGCCGAGCAGAATCAGCAGTTATTTGCGGCACAGTTAGCGGCTTCTCAGGCGTCACAGAACGAAACCTTAAAGGCATACATGCAGGGTCAGTTTACTTATTACAACCCTAGACCAGTGCCAGCTTTTCCGGTTTCCGCACCATATCAGTACGGTAACTGCGGATGCAATACCGGTTGCGGATGCTAAAATTTTATAATTAGCAGCTTCCTGCGTTGACGGGATTGTTCGGCTTGTGCCGATGATGCTTATAGCGGCGGGGCAATCGTTCCGCCGTTTATTATTAAAAAAGGAGTGATAACGTGGCAGAATTTACTAATAGCAATATCGTAACCGTAGCAGCGGGACAGAATTTACCGCTCACAGAGACAGCCGTAAAGTGCGGTAGCTGTATCGCACACCGGGAGGGGGCAGGAATTGTGACCCTTAGAGGTCTTACAAACCAGTGCAGGGCGCGCTATAAGGTCAGCTTTGGGGCTAATATCGCCATACCTGCCGGTGGAACTGTGGCACCTATTTCTATTGCCCTGGCAATCGCCGGAGAACCATTAAATAGTGCGACAGCAATCGTAACACCTGCGGCGGCAGACGAATATTTTAATGTATTTACGGCGGCATTTATTGACGTTCCGCGCGGGTGTTGCATAACGATCGCAGTCGAAAATACATCTACGCAGGCAATTAATATAGCCAATAGCAATTTAATCGCCGAGAGAGTAGCGTAAAGGAGGGCGAAAAATGGAATCATTACACAAATTAAAAAAGATGATGTGCAGAGAGCTGGACGAGATTTCGAACAAAGGCGATATGAGCGCCGGGGATTTAGAAGCAGTCCACAAACTGACAGACACAATTAAAAATATTGACAAAATCATGTATCTGGAAGGTGGCAACGAATACAGCCGTGGCGGCGACTGGAACACGTCAGGAAGATACAGTCGCGGGCGTTATCCTGACATGGATTACGACGACTATAGCAACGCTCGTAGAGGTCAGCACTATGTGAGGGGGCATTACTCTTACAACGATGCAAAAATGCAGGTAAAAGAAACTATCAAAGACATGATGCACGACAGTAATCTGTCTAGTACAGATCAGGCAGCACTAGGCAGAGCATTAGCAGAATTAGACCGATAAGAGAAAGGAGTGCCGCAATGATTAATATGGACGAAATTAATGCCGAAATTGCGGCATTAGAGGCAGGAAAAACAACCTACGCCACTTGCGAACGGCTTTCGATTTTATACAATGTACGCAATAATTTAATGAGCAATCAACAACCGAACCAACTATCTTCCAACACATCATACTACTCTTACAGTTCCGAGCCGGATTCTGAATTTAAAGAAATCGCCCGAAACGCAGACTTTGAGCACTTATTACGCGTGCTTGACGAACACATGAAAGCCATCGAAGCAATGTATCCGCGAGAATATCGGTCAGTTTTGCGAAAAATAAAAGAGGGCGCTTGAAACGTCCTCTTTCTTCTTGTATAATATAATTACTTCTCCTTTATTTCTATCATATTTTGTTATACGGTAAATGACCTTAACCTGGTGGTTACGGCTAGTTACTGTATAACAAAAACTAAAAAAATATAATATCCTCCACGTAAGTGTCGGGGGATATTTTTATTTCTTTTACAATACTTTTCCAAAACACCTGCTTGTCTTGTTCGCCTAACTGCATATACATATCTTTCCAACCGTCAGGAAATCTGCTTTGTATTTTTTTCTTAGTTTCTAGTTCTTCCGTTGCGGCGGTCTGGGATAGTTCTTTTAATTCCTTTGATATAGCCTCATATCTTTCGTCATAGTATTCTTCTGTTATCCTACCTTTTTCAAACATCTTGTTGATTCTTCCCAGCTCACTGGATAATTTTTTCTTTCTCTTTTCCGCATCGTTTCCGCCTGCCTTCACACGACCTTCTGCCCTTAATACATCTAACTGTATTTTTTCTTCGATGTGATCGAGCATATATGTTTCTAATTTCTTTTCTGATCGCGTGTAGGTCTTATGCTTTTGTGCGACAGAGTGGGGGCAGTGATATACTTTGTACTTTTTTCCTTTTTTGCCTATTGCACACCCGGAAAGCCTGCAACCGCAAATCGGGCATTTCATCAAGCCGGAGAAAATGTAAATACGCCTCCTGCAATCTGTCCAAGTTTTTTGACTGGATACTTCGTTGATTTTTTGCGCTTGCTCCTCTGTGATGTACGGCTCACAGTAGTTTTTTACTCCATACATTTCGCCGCGATAAGCCGGGCTAGACATAATCTTAACCAACCTTGTTCTGGTTCTTACAAAATCAGGGTATTTACTTAAAATATAGTCTGCGGTTCCTGCTTTCGAGAAAGTCTGGAAATAATGCTCAAACATATCCTCAATTATTCCTCGCGTCTTTTCATCTTTTACAATCTTTTTCCCTTCTATGCGATAACCTACCGGCACTTTTCCACCAATATATTCCTTGTTGTTCCGTTTAAATCCCATAACAGACCGTATTTTCTCGCTGTCTCTGTCTGCCTCTGCCTGCGCTACGGACAGCATAATATTTACTTTAAATATTCCCTGACTTGTTTCTGTCTCATAATCCTCCCAGATAGCTCTCCAAGGCACTTTACACGCGTCAAGGACACTTTGTACCTCATAATACCCTGCAACGGCTCTAAACCACCTGTCAAGGCGTGTGAAGAGTATTATGTCAATCTTACATTGCTTGCAATCCTCAAGTAACTGCAAAAGAGCAGGGCGTTTTGTGTATTTTTTACGTGCAGATATGCCAGCATCGTTATAAATGCCAGCAACCGTATAACCCTGTTCCTCACAATATTTTTCAAGCGCATCTATCTGCGAATCAACGGACAATCCACTGTTCTTCTGCTCTTGTGTGCTTACTCGCACGTATAAAGCGGCTCTTTTCATTTATTTCCCTTCCTGCCTTCGTACCTCCGGGGCGGGTGCTGCTATCTACATACAACTAAGCCTGTCTATTAGCTTTTTTCTAAGCTTTTCGTATTTCTCGGTTATTTCTTCACTGTCCGGAAAGTTAACCAAGCGAAAACAAGCGTTTTCAAATTCATTAACTAATGCTATGTTTTCGTATCTTTTTAATTCTATAGTTTTTTGTGGCAAATCGTCATAAAAAACTTTTAAATCGACACCTAGAGCACCTGCGATTTTTGATAAGGTCTCTACCTTTGGCTTCCTTTTCCCGACTTCGTACTGGCAAATCATGGCAGTTGAAACGCCTAGACATCTAGCAAGTGCCGCCTGTGAAACTCCCTTTTGTAGGCGCATAGCTTTGATTTTTTCGCCAATAGAGACATTTTCGCCGCGCTGCAATAAAACATCGTAAAAATTGTCAAGCTCAACTTCTAGCGCATCGGCTATTTTCGCAATCGCCTCCAATTTCGGATTATATCGCCCCTGCTCATACCCCTGTATAGAGCCAATAGATAGTCCAGTTTTTTGAGCGAGTTCTTTTTGGCTTACCCCTTTGCTTTTTCGCAATTCCTTTATTCTTTCTCCAATTTCTTCCGAATCATCCGCCACAGATTGTGAAAAATCAGAATAAAAAATATTTGGATTAATTTCTAGTGCATTAGCTATTTTTGAGACAGTTTCAAATTTCGGAACGGTCTCTTTCTTTTCATACTGTGCTATGGTCTGCTGTGTTATTCCTCCCATTTTGTCGCCGAGTTCTTTTTGTGATAAGTTGCGTTCTTCTCTTAGTTCCTTTAACTTTTCGCCGAAATTTTTCATTTCTTTGTATCTCCTCTCTTGATTTAATTCAATTATGCATGATAATGTCTAATTGTGCCAAGATAAAAATATACGAAAATATATTATTTTTTATATTCCACAATGTCGCACACTTGGCAGTCCAATTTCTCGCACAAATACATAATTGTATCTATGTTCACGTTTCTATCGTGCCGCAACTTGTTGACCAGCGCCGGAGAAAGGTTAAAACTTTCCTTATCTAATAGGTTAGAACGCTTTAATCCTCTACGCTCTAGCGTGTCCCATAAATTACTATATGAAATACTACCTTTATATATGTTACTTCTTTTTCTTGCTCGTGTTTCCATTTTGAAGCCTCCTTTAATCGTTATAAATATATAGTACATTATTTTGAAATAAATATCAAGAAAAAATAATATATTTTCGTGTATTTTTCTCTTGACATAATAGTCATTATCGTGTATAATGTGAGTAAATCAAGAGAGGAGATACAAAGAAATGAAAAAATATAATTTATCAAAAATCATGAAAAGAGCATGGGAGTTAGTTAAAAAGGCAGGTCTTTGCATCTCCGAAGGATTAAAATTAGCATGGAGGGAAGCAAAGAATATGAAAGAGACAATGGAAGAAAAACTTCTCAGACTTGGTTATAAGGTATGGGAGAAGGGTGATATGAAGCGCATCTATATTGACGACTTTCAGAAATATTTGGAAGTCGAAGAAACTAATACGCCAGCAGCAATGGGACGTGGAAGAATCATTAATGGCATCTGCACAGATGAATATAAAAGCTTTGCGCAGCGTCAAGCGTTAAACCTTATTGACTGGGGATTTGGAGCTAAATTGTATTACGACTGTAAAAAAGAAGACTGGTTTTGCAAGAATCCGGGAGGAAGTTTAATTAAAAAAATCCTCTGGACAGTTGCCGATAAATTAGAAGTTTTATAATAAATACCCGCCCGGCGGCGGAATCCGCCGGAGAAAGAAGGAAAATATGACAGCAGAAGAAAGAAACAAGTACATAGAGTTTATGTACGATTATAAAAATGAATATAACTGTGAAAATTGCCCGGAAAACAGAGGCGATTTTCCACATGACAGATTACCGTGCGGACAACAAAATTGCTGGGTAACCTGCCACTGTAAGGAGATGTAAATATTATTACCGCCCCGGAGGTTACGAGGGCAGAGGAGAGTAATATGCAAGAATTAAAATTTAATAAAAGAAGAAAATTGGACAGATTCTTAGCCACCTTGCCTGAGGACATGGTTTTTAAGTCAAATAATGAGTTCAGGATAAAAATGCCAAACGGATATATTAGTATTGGATATTATTACCATGATTATCATGCATTTGGGGGACATCGTAATTCTGAATATAATACTATACAAGAAAATATAGACGCGGTAAAAGAACTCATTGACAAATACGGTAAAGGGGAGTAGGATATAGATAAGGTTTTTAATAGCTCCATTTTGGGATGTAAATGTTAGCTTAGTTTTGTGCCTTAAAAACATTAATAGTTCCATTCTGGAAGGCAAAGCACTTGTTTCGACAGGTGCTTTTTTATTATCTTGAGGAAAAAAGAAAAGAGAGAAGAATTGATTCTTCTCTCTTGTTGGTTGTCCTATTAGTAGACTAATTATTTTAAATTAATAGTTATCTTCTTGTCTGTCCAGAACGAAGCACTATACTCTAAAATCACTTTCTTTGCATCTTTTGGCACTTCGTAATATGCTGTAAAGCTCACATTCTTTCCTGGAGACAAATTAGTGTTAACAAAATCACTGTTTCCTATGTATTGCTGTTCACAAGCTGAATTATCCGCATAGCATTCGCAATCAGATACAGATACATACTTGTCACCTTTTTCTGCAATGTTTTCACAAGTAAAATCTACAGCTACATATTCACATCCATCTTTTGGAGTAAAATACTCTCCACCATCATATCCAAATTCAGCCTTTTTAGCAGTTACTTTTAAACCGTCATTCTCAAAAGATTCACCAACTTTTACGCTGTCTTTCTCTTTTGTTTCTTCTTTTTTAGCAGTTTCTTTCTTGGCTGCTGTTGTTGCGGTGGTACTCTTTGTCTGAGAATCAGTGGAAGAACTGTCATCGTCACCACCACCCATTGCCATGCCTAAAACAGCCAGAACAATGATAATGATAATTACCCATTTCAACTTGCCGCCCTGTTTCTTCCGGCAATGAGGACACACTTTAGCTTTTGCGTCAATTTCTTCTTTGCAATGCTTGCAAACTTTAGTTTTTTCTTTGCTCATATCTTCTACTCCTTTTCTTATTATTGCCATGTTGCAAATAAATTATATAATAAGCATTTAAATATATCAATAAAAAATTCCGCATATTTGGTCTAACAGAGCCATAATATTATGATATAATAAAAAACCACTATAAAACATAGCTTTAAAGCGGGTTAAAAGTACGTGTCAGAAAGGAGTAAAAATGGCAGAGGAATACAAGAAAGAAATAATTGAACGATTAAATAACGTTCAACAAGAACGACTTTTGAAGATTATGCTCGACTGCGTAAAGTCTTTAGAAAAGCAAGAAAAGGGAAATTAATTTTCCCTTTTCTTAATCTTAGTCGCGGAGTATAAACTTTTCGTAAAAATTGCAAAATGCTTCTTTTTTCTCTTTAGATAAATCATAGTAATCTATTACGATTTTTTGAAAACGTTCATCACTTAAATTTATCTTGACGCAAACGTCCATGAATTCGCCACCTAAATCATCGTATTTCTTTTGTTCTGTTAAATCACTTTTCAAGATTCCGAAGTAATCCGCAATAGCTTGAATCTTTCCTGATCTCGGCATTATTTTTCCCACACACCAAGTATTAAAAGTTGTCTGAGCAAATCCAAGTTCACGTGCCACTTCTTTTTGTTGCTTCCCACTAGCATTAATATAATGATTTAAGTTATTAGCAAAAATTTTCTTTTGTTCCTCCTCTGTCATTGTCTTCCTCCTATCTTTTGTTTAATTGGTTGCATCATTATAATAACATATAATCCTAAAAAATTCAATAAAAATCCTAAAAAATTAAATTTATGCTTGACAATCCTATATTTTAGGATTATAATTAAATCACAAACAAACGAAAGGGGCGAAACAAAATGATGTTACAGATTCCTAGAATTTGCATTGCGGCTTGTAGAGTTAATGCAAATTTAAGTCAAAGAGAATTTGCCAAGAAAATCGGCGTATCTCTTGCAACAATCACAAACTGGGAAGCGGGGAAAACAGAACCAGACCTTACACAACTTCGTAGAATTAGTGAGCTTTCCGGTATACCTATGGACTATATTTTTGTGGAAAGAGAATCCTAAAAAATAGGATTACGTGAAGGGCAGAAAGGATGGTGACTAGATGGAAAATTTAATGATTTTTGAAGGACACGACATGGAAGTGTTTGAATTTGATGGACAAGTACTTTTTAATCCTAAGCATGTAGCGGAAATTTTAGGAATTGCAGATGTTAAAAGTAGCACGAGAAATTTCAATGACAAACAGCTTGTAAAGCTTACGAATTCTAAAGTGCATGATATGCACTTTAGGAAATTACATAATACAGGCGAGAATTTTCTAACTGAAAGCGGCGTTTACAAGTTAATTTTCAGAAGCCATAAACCAGAAGCGGAACGATTTAGTGATTGGGTAACAGATGAAGTTCTTCCGTCAATCAGAAAGACAGGTGGTTATCAGAAGCCTGCAACAATAGCGGAGCAGATAGGCTTACTCGCCACAGGCTATGGAGACCACGAAGACCGTATTAAGAGCCTTGAAAGCAACATGGTAATTGACTACGGTCAACAGCAAACACTGCGACAGCACGTCAATAAAGCTGTTTTAAATGCATTAGGTGGCAAGGACACAGAAGCATATGCATACATCAGTAAAGTTGTATTCGCAGAGTGTAACAGGGACTTGCAAGACAGATTTAAAGTTAACAGCCGAAACAATATCCCTCGCAAACGCTATGAGGAGGCTATTGACTATGTAGACAACTGGGAACCGAAAACAAATACAAAGTTGAGAATTGACGAATATAACCGTCAACAGAGATTTGAGGTGTAAAAATGAGCGCGTTAGGGGACAAACTAAGAAGATTAAGAAAGGCGAAGGGGCTTACACAAGGAGAATTAGCCGAGAAAGTCGGCGTTGATATTAAGACAATAGTTAGATATGAAACTGGTAAAAATTCTCCAAAAGTGGAAACCTTGGAACTTATCACTAAGGAGCTGGGCGCGAAAATAGTTGTGATACCCGAAAAGGAGTTAGGAGGTAAAGATGAAAGCCATATATAATTTACTGACCGTCGTGTCAGTAGCGTTGATTATCTGGATCTCGTCCAGTTGGGTTGGTGTGGTAACACATACCGCCGGAAAAGATTATAGCAATTATAATTTTTTTGTGATGTTAGGAGGTGAATAAAAAAATGAATGAGCCTCCAAGAAAAGAGTATGTTATTAGATTACTCTACACCCTCTTAGGACGACAACAAGGTGTAGAGTATGACAAAGTATTCTACACTGATAAAGACGGTGTAGAGCATGAGGTAAAAAAGGAAGAGCCCTACCATT